ACGCCTTAATTCTACTGAACGACCACGGTTTTATACTCATTCACAATCCCCATACGACTTGCCAGTGCCACTCTCGCAGTTGATGGGCAGACCTTCTGCCCAGTCGGGTATCCAACGCATACAGTCCTCCACATACGCTTGCGCCTCACCGACTTTTTCATCGGGAACACAAGCTACAACGGAGTCATGCACAGTTAGCACTACGCGATGTTTCTTGGCTATTTTTAGCATTTGTTCACCAATGATGCAACGCGCTATGGCTTGGCATACGTTCTCTATGACCTTGCCGCCATAGATACGGTTGCGTCCTCTGCGTGTCTTGTAGTGAAACTCCACGCCTTTTTCGGTGGTATCGAACTTGAGATCGTCATAGCGCAACAACAGCCCCGACGGCAGGCGTATGGCTGTCTCCTCTGGCACTAACTCCAGAACCGAACCGTAACCTAATGATATCTTGCGCGATGAATGTAGCTCAACGAGGGCTCGTTGTGCGTCACGCCATAACTTGTTTATTTTCCAATTAGCTTCGCGGTAGATGCTGATGACCCGCCGTGCTTCATCTAGTTCCATATCAAAACCAAAGTTCTTGAGTTGCGCTTGGAACTTGAGTGCGCCCATGCCGTAGCCAGCACCAAGGATGGTGGTCTTACCGACAAACCGTTGGTCTTTGGTCACATCAGACTCCTGCACACCATAGATACGTGATGCCATCTTTACATACACATCCTCACCAGCCTCGAACGCGTGCGTGAGATCGTCCTGCTCTGCAAGCCACGCCAGCACTCGCGCTTCGATCTGCGCAGAGTCTGCATCTATCAGCGTGTACCCGGGCGGCGCAATGATACTACGCTTTAACTTCTTACCATTTACGCCACGGCTAGGCAGGTTCTGCAGGTTGATTTTATCATCACCGCCCCACCTACCAGTATGCGCGGCGTAATACCTGACAGGTACAGGCAACGTGCCTCGCTTGGCTATGTCGATAAAGCGTTGTGTCCGTGTCTCTTCCAACGTGGACTTCGTACCTAACCGTGCCGCTACCAACGCCTGCACCTGCGGGTTTTCATGGTCTGCTAACGCCTTGAACCCCTCGTCCGACTTGGCAAACGCAAATGTTTCTTTTTCGGTTGTAGGGCTGATCTTCATGGGCGGTTCAACGCCAAGCGACTTGAGCAGTTCCGCAAACTTGGGATTGCTCATCAAATCTTCTTTGACCACTCCGGCACTCTCCAACAACTCATCCTTACGGTCACGAGTTTCTGTGAGATGCTGTTCCAGAAGGCCCAGATCCAAGTCTAACACTGGCTGTATGAACATGCGCAGCGTGAGATCAATCAGTTTTAGTTCCTTGCGTGGAAAGTCCTTCGCCATGATGGTGAACAACTTGTGAGTAAGGTCAACATCATTGACGCAGTAGTCGCCATACTGTGCTAGTTCAGCTTCCGTAAAGTCCTCGCGCCTCTTGCCGAGTGCCTGTACGACCTCCGTTCCCTTAACACCGACGCCATACTTTTCACTGACCGCCCTGAGACTTGCGCTAGTTTCAACCCCATGTATAGCGCGGGCAATGCACATAGTATCGGCATACACGCGAGGGCGAATATTATACCGCCAGTTAAGAATAGCACCATCGAACATGGTGTTATGACAAAGTAACATAGCATCCGACCAATCGAATGACTGCAGATACTCCTTAATCTGTTCGTGTGTACCACTAGCCCACTCCGTGTCTCCACTGTTCATTTTGATGCCCACGCCGATCACCTCAAAACGAGGATCACGGACGTAGGCTTCGGTGGTTAGTTTCGACAGGGAAAACTCCCTGTCGTAGTAGGTTTCAAAGTCGAGGGTGATTAAGTCCATTACTCCTCTGACTCCCCATGCACAAGTTCTGCCGCCAATGCCATGTAACCAGACGCATCGCGGAAGTTCTCTATACTTGGGTTCTGGTGCGACCTAGCAATCTTCAAGAGCGCCATCATAACGGGTACCTGCTCTGGCTGTATGTCATAACCTGTATAGCCGTGCCAGAGTTGAGCAGTCAGATCGGCGTTAGACCAAAACTCTCCATGCTCTTTCTCTCTGTCGCCAGTCACCAAGTCCTCGGCTTCCCGCAACACCTTCGTGCGTACCCTTTCCTTGACTGGTTTGTTCTCCAGCGCGTAGGTGTTGTAGGTGTTACCAGAGTTATCCTTGAAGGTTTCTGTAATAACAGGTTGTATATTGAGTGCTTCCTGCTCAAACACTTCTCTTGCTGTACCGCTTTGTGAACGAATGTTGTAGACGTACTTGACGCTACACCCACAAACTTTCGCTACGTTCTTTGGGTTTGCCAGCGGGTGATCCGCAAGATATTTAGCTACCTTCTCGTATTTTGTCTTTTTTGTTCGTGCCATGATGTTCTCCCATAGGCCATAGTGGTAATTCCAACTGGTTCGGGTCTTTGTGTTTTTGTATACCCATACCAGATATTGTTAGGTCACACGTTCTGCACACGACAGTCTCCGTGCTGTAGTCTATGCTAGTCTCACATCGGGGGCATTGACCCAAGTCAATACGTGCTTGGAAAGTGCCATCCCCCATATCAATCATCTTTCGTCTCCCGATCCTGTTTCAACGATACCGACAGTGCCAAATGAAAATGTTGCACTGCGGCTTTCAACTGGTTCAAGTCAAACTCTACCTGCGCAATCTTACCGTTAAGGTTCTTGATCTGATTGACAGCGTACTTCTGATCGTCTTTCAACTCGTCGAACAGATACTCGTTGCCGTCTATCTGTAACTTGTCATTAGACATTACTCTATCTTCACTCATCTTCTTCCTCCTCTTGGTAGGTGTGAACGATTGGCATCTGCCACTTTGGAATAGGTTTCAGTTTCTTATTTTTCTTATAATATATCTGCCCTGTCGTGTACCCACGCATACCTGTGCCGTGGTGTGTCATGTGCTTTCCACAGTCAGTGCAAATAAATTCAGTCGAGCCATACTGTGCAAGCATCACCTCACCAATATCTTTTGGCGGACTTCCACAATGCACACAGACATCGCCGTGCCACGTCAACGTCCCTGTGTCAGGGTTCTGTGATATCAAGTTAGTGTTCATTGCATCATGGGGTGATGCGAGCCAGTGGTGTTTCTCCTCAATGCCGTTGTCTATCCCATTGAAGAACATCCACCCACCACCGTCAGCAATGGACGGACGGTCTCGCGTACCACGCTTCGCCTGACCTGCGGACAACTGCCCCATGCGGTGTGGCGGTATGAGTGCGTGGTCTACTTTCTCACCGCTTGTGCGCACACCATACTCACGATCCGAGCGGCGCAGTGCGGCCAGTTCGTTTTCCTTGTCCTTTTTGCGACGAGCCTCACGCGCAGACTTTTCCAACTCACGTAACGTGATCGGCGGTTTGGTAGATGGAGCGCGTTCTTCCGATGCAACGGCAAGGAGTTTAGCTAACACCTTTGTTTGCTCAACGGTATACCTCTCTTCGGGAATACCATACTCTGCCAGAACTTCTTTACGCCGTTTTGATATCGCCATCATCATCTCCGTGTAGTGGGGGGAAACGCGCCAACAACAGCCACGCTTCCCCCTGCAAGATCACCACCCCCTTGAAAGGTAAACTTAGGGCGGCTCTTACTGCAGTGGTTAATTACGGCACTCACTGCTTACCGTCCAAACGGTATCTGGTTGAGGCTCTGTGCTACCTCACCGATATTGTCCTCGTTCACTACCAGAGCGAGGCCACCCTGTTCGGAAATCTTGTCCAATGCTAACTGCTGTAGCGGTGTGGGTTTATTCTTTCCCGCTTTACACTCAATGCCAAAGAAAGTTCCCTGATAACATCCTACTATGTCTGGCACACCACTGGTGCCGTAGCCGCCTGTTACTGGATAGAAGTAGTACGCACCCAAGTCCTTGAGGACTGCCACCACCTTCTTCTTTACTTTCGCTTCGGGCGTCATTGCCATCACACTACCTCTGAGTTACCTCTACACCGCTAATGTTTTTTTCAACGCTTACAAGCATCTTTTGTATGTCTCCAAACTTACTTACCAACCGCATCATCACTGGCTGTCTGGCTCCATACACAAACTTGTAAGAGAATTGATTCATAGCTTCATCATAACCTCGCACCTCTAAATACTTTTTGCCCCCTACATCGTGAAACAATAATGATATACCGCTCTCTACAAGTTCTGAACCTTGCAAACTCAACTTCTTATCTTTTGCTTCCATCTGTTCTTCGGTGCATACGTTTGTCTGCGCCGTGGTCTTAAAGCGATTTAAGATTATTTTCGCCATTCCTGTGTCCCAAGGATTTATTCCAACCATCTTGTCCTCCGTAAAAACTGGTATCAACGAGAGGCAGTTTGACCCGCCTCTCGCCTGTGTTTTTTCATTTATGTTAGTGAAGCACTAACATCTTCACCGTCACCAGTGGGATACCCGCAGTCATCTAGTGACCACTCGTAGCTATCTACCTCACCGTTGTACAACGCGACACAAAAGTTCATCTCCCATCCTTCCTTGCCGCATATCCAG